GCACTACCTCTCAAATTAAAATTAAAACCGGGAAACAGATCAACCATGTACCACTGGTTAGGAGGTAGGCTAGGAAACGATAAGTTACCCCTATCTTCAAAACCCTCATACTCTTCATACTTAACAGTAAAACTGCTTACATTAACATGACCATTATCGAAAGGTATATTTTTACGTGCAAAGTATTCTTCATTAAACCCTGTAATACGGTTGTGATAATGCATAAAGTCGTGGTAAAATTCACTATTAGTATCGTGCCAAAGCTTATAGTTTGTGTCTATAATAGCTTTGTGGTAATGAAACACTTCCATTTCTTCTGTATCTATAGCTTCTGCTATGCAATCAAAAGCTCCAGCAGTCCACTCATCGATACTCTGAGAAGGATTAGGATCTAGTGTTACCCAGACCATTCCTCCATGCTGTACACCACTATGTAACTCTACTAAGTCTTTTGTATCTAGACCGTTACCTGATGGCACATTAATAGAAGGACAAAGATATACTCTAACTATGTTACCATGATTCACAGCCACTACATTTTTAAATGCAATCTGTGTAGCTCTAAAGTCACCTCTATTTGGTAGTTCACTTATATGACACATAGGTATCCATACTTTAGAAAAGATATGTTTTATTTCTTGCTGGTATACTTTATGGTTATTGTAACACTCACTAGAGATATACTCTACATTAGGTTTAGCTAACCAGTTTTTATGATTACGTGGTGGCATATTAAGTGGTCCTATTATACTCGTTAATTATGCTGGAGCTAGTCCCAAAAACAATGCGCCAGTGCTTGATGAATTGCTCGCAAAGGTGGCTGTAACCGTAACGGTTTGAGCCGTTGCGAAATCTGCTGAGGCAAAAGAAGACCGAGTACTTTCAAACGCAGATGGGTCACTACCCTCTGTCACATTCGTCCAACTTGTGCCACCGTCATTGTGGATAACAGCGGCTATGACTATTCCTCCAGCAGAAACCGCCATCCCATGCGAGACATTTCCCAAAGTTGCCCCACTAGTCACTTTCTTCGTGGCTGTGACATCACCTATTTCTCCATCGACGGATGCTGTATCAATGCTTGCCCGGCCCGGAGCAGAAGACCACGTAGCGATTACATCNCCNGNNGTAGCCCCACTAACATCGGCTCGNGCAATTTTAAACATTGTAACTCCCGGCTCTCCTCCACTTCCAGAGTCCTCAATCTTAGTAGCTGCCACCCCTTCTACTGTACAACTGGCCGCCGCGTTGGCAGAACCGCCACCACCTTGAGCTGATACAATAATAAACTCATCACCTGAAGGGCCGAGAGATACTCCTGAAGCAGTCATGGCCGTTCCGGGTGCGGCACTTGTTGTCACGGATCGCCACGTCACAGAAAGTGGCGTAACACTAAATATATAGGGATTAATTATAAACATATTAGGTCTGATATCCTATAAGATAAACTTTAAGACCAGCTCCAGCGGTACTAGAACCAACACCGTCAACATCAATTGTCATTAAAGCGTCTGAAGCTAAAGCAGGACCAGCCCCACCTATAACGGCGGCAGTAGCTGCAGTAGCACTAGTCTTTTCACCTGCATCAATAGTAAGTTTTGTTGTTAAACAAGTAGAACCTGCCTCATTAAGATCAACAGTTAAGACTGAACCTACAGGTGCTGTAGTTACTCCTGCTTTTATTCCTGTAAGATAGAAAGCATAAGGTATATGAAATGTAACAACGGCTGTTGCTGCTGCTGTTGCTGTTGTTTCATCACCACACGCAATCGCAATAACTTCAGTTTTAGCACCAACAGATACATGAGCTAGATCAATACTTGCATCAGTGTAATGTTCTGAGTTAATAGCATCATCTGCTATCTTAGCACCAGTTACAGCGTCTGCCTGTATATCAGCTGTCTCAATTGTATCATTAGGAAACAGAGGCACTGCAGCAAAAGTTACTGCACCACCACTAGAAATCGTCATAGCATCAGTAGAACTTGTATGCCCTATAGTTGTACCATTAACTATAATACTGTCTACAGTAAGCGTAGTGAGTGTACCTAGAGAAGTAATGCTGCTTTGTGCTGCTCCAGTGACAGTAGCTGCAGTACCAGTTGCGTTACCTTCAAGATTAGCAACAATAGTTCCAACAGAACCAGATACAACTTCACTGGATAGTGAGGCATCTGGTACAAATGTAAGTTTACCTGCTGAATCATCCCAACCAAGAAAGGCGTTCTTTGCTGCACTGCCATTATGATATTGCATTACAATACCGACATCTTTGTTTGTATCTGATCCTAACGCACCACCATCTGCAGCAGTTTGGAGATGAATGATTGGGTCTACTACTCCTAAAGTTGCCGTATTCACTGTAGTAGTTGTACCGTTAACCGTAAGATTACCTGTAAGTACAGTATTACCACCTACATTTAAATCACTAGCTAATGACACAACTCCTGCAGAAGTTATCTCAAAGTCACTTGTATCTGCTAAAGCTGTACTGGAATGTATCTTAAACTTTTCACTGTCAGAGTCATCAATGCCTACAGCAAATAGAGTAGTACCTCCTTGTTGAAACTGAGTTGTAATATCCCCACTACCTGCACCTACATTTAATTTATAACCTGCAGAAGTTACCACACCACTTGTTGTGTCATCACCACTATTAATGAGAAAAGCATCATCGACATTAAGTGTGTTAGTAGATAATGAAATATTAGTACCTGCAGTGAGGGCAGTCTTCGATACAGCTATTGAAGCACCAGAGTCTACACTAGCATCTACTACAGCATTAGCTGCAAGTTGATCTGCTCCTACTGCATCATCAGCTATTTTAGCTTGAGTGACATTATCATCAACGATAGAAGCAGTCACCACAGCATTAGCTGCTAGCTCATCTGCACCTACTGCATCGTCAGCTAGCATAGCATTCTCTACTGCACCGTTAGCAATAGTTACTGCACCGTTAGCAGCTATTGTTACGTCACCAGATACAGCTACAGGATTAAAGTTAGTACCATCTGCAACCATAACATGCCCTGAAGTATTAGTGCCCATAATAATATCGTCACCAGACACTGTTAAATCACCTGCTACTGTTACACCACCAGCAAAAGCTACGGTAGAACTAGCTACTGTAGCGTGAGGTGTCATGGTCATATGTGTTACATACGTACCTGCACTGTTTTTATCGTTACCTAGGGTGAGTACACCTCCATCTGCAATATTAAGCTTCCACTCATCTCCTGCATCATCTCCTTCATCGGCAGCTAGTGTAACTGCTAAGGCTGCTCCTTCTGCTGCAGCAATACGTAGTGAGTCAGTAGTAGTTTCATCATACTGAACAGACACATCTGAATTAGTACCAAATATTAAATTAATATTATCAGGCACGGTACAGTTAGCAGTGAGAGATGTTATTGCTCCTCCTTCACCAGCAGTTCCATCATGTGAGTGACCAGAAGTACTAAAGGTAGTTTCTAATCTATCAAACTCATTATTACTATGTGCTGCAGTAATAGTATCCCCAGAAGAATAACTGCTCTGTCTTGTATAATTAGTTCCCATGTTACATTCTCGCTCCCGGTGTAAATTCTAATTCAAATCCTTTAAGTGTTATTGGAGGGTTACTACTTTCGTCTTCAAGACGTATTACTACTGTAAAACCACTACCCTCCACGGATTGACGAACAATAGGCATACCTTCTGCATCATACACCGCTGAGTCATAGAGTGTACCTGCATTATCATAGACTGCAGCAGTGTCTGCAGTAGATAAAGTATACGCACTAGGCTGTGGCGTTCCTGCATCTTCAAAATCATATTTAACAAACAAACTTGCACCAACTGAGCCTTCAGGATCATAGTTAACATTGATACGTTGCATACTCTTTCGAATACCCGCATCACCCATAGTTAGATCAGGTGAACGGTAAATTGCTTTCATAGCTGTACCATTAAATGTATTACCCGACTCTTGTAGGTACACATACCCATCAAATCCACCATGTACTACTTTCTCTACTCCACTAATAAAACCTGAGTCACAGCAAGAAGGTTTGATACCTCGTATATCACTATACTCCCAACCAATCTGTCCTGATGGATTAGATTTAAGCACACCAATAATACCTTTCTCTGCAGTCTCTAAACCACCACTAGGATAGAATAGGCGGTACTGACTTTTATCACGTATCACAACTGAAGATATATTTGTAAAACCAATGTCACTAATACGTGCCTGTATCTGCTTAGACACAGTACCTAGTTCTACGTCCCCGATACGTGCAGTACCTGCAATAGTACGTAAACCATCAGGAGCTAGAAAGATAACATCACCACCTATCTCTTGTATACTGAAAGCATCTGAACAACCAACATTACGAGAGATAGGAGCTATTGCAAAATCAGCTAGTGCATTACCTGCAAGTTTGTAGATACGGTCTTCACAAAAGATAATCAATTCACCACGGAAAGATTTGAGAGCAATAATTGTACTATCTACATTGAGTGAACCTGCACCGTTAGATGCTGTAAAATCATTTTCATCACCAATAGCAGAGAATACAACTGTATTAGGTTCTGCACTCATTCCTGCATAAAACATATGGTTTTTAAAAGCTGTAACCATACTAGGATTAGTAGGTGCAATTCCTAAACCTGCAAATGTAACAGCCCCTCCACTTATCGCACCTGTAGTAGCTACAGACATTGTAACAGTAGTTCCAGAAATAGAAGAAACTCTAGCTCCTGAACCTATATTAGTACCACCTATATACATTCCTGCTACAACTCCTGCAGCACTTGCTAATCCTGTAAGAGCTGTAGCTCCACTAGATGCAGAACCTGTAGTAGAAATAGTTGTAGCTCCTTTAATATCCATAACAGTAGTACCATTATACATACTAGGGCTATTAGTACCGTCAGCAAATATTAATCGTTCTTCGTTAGTAGTGAAGTTATACTTTTCAAATCGATAACGCCCTGCATCAGTCCTGCTAGAGTCGATGCTTGTCCACGAACTACCCGTACCAAAATACACATTCGTACTTTGTGCAGCAACCACTCCATTATTAAATACTGCTACACCAAGAATAGTGCTAGATGAACTGCCTACCTGTGTAGCAGAAAACTTAGCTGTGCCACTTAGCCTACGATACCCACCTCTAACAGAAGGTTCAAAGTTTTGTAGTATAGAAGCAGCACCAACGGGCATAGTATACACATCCCTATCTAGTACTAATCCACCAGACGTTGTAACAACGTAAGGAGATATATACTCTGGTGCAGTAATATCTGCCATTAACTATTGACTCCTACAAAGTTACGTGTGTTACCCCTAAGACCTGCAGGGTAGAAATAACTTTGATGATTGATCAACTCTACACGCATACGTTTTATACCTTCTAGATAATCCTTATCCGCTAGTTGTGCTCCAGCCATGTTAGCCCTCATCATATAGGCATAGTACTTTGCACGATTTACCACAATATCATGGAAACGTGTAGGGAGTGTAGGTGTATCCCCATGAGCGTCAAGATCAGTATGAGTTGAGTAATAATCAAATGCAATATTATATGAACTCTTATTAGGTATAGGACTTAGGCCAAAACTTCCATTAGAAGGATCACGATATACATAAACAGGTATACCAAACTGACTAGACATTGTTACACTTAAATCAGTTTCACTATGTGTATCTAACCATTCATTGTAGGATAGATAGACTAATCGTTGAGGTTGCATATTTTCTACTACTTCGATACTATCTATATCGTAGTTTGCAGAGTCTGCATTAGCTAACCCTATATATATGGTTGTAGCTGTAGCAGTGAACTTAGTAGTATTATACTCCCCATCGCCTAGGTTGTCAATACTTAATGTTGTACTAGATATTTGTGTACCTCCAGAAGAAGTACCAATTTTAAGAGTAATATCTCCACCAAAAGTACGTGTACGGACTATGTACTCAGTATTTATTACTGTACTGATAGTTTGTGTAGCTTCTGCTGCATTGAGGCGTAAACTACCATTNCCTGTAGCAGAAGTGTGTGCAGGACTTCCTGATACTGTAGTCCAACTAGTTATATTAGAAGCGAAGCTACCATTAGTAATCAAGTCTTTAGGAGTGAGAACAAAAGAACTGAAGTTTACTTTTCGTGCATCTGTAGGATAATCATACTTACGTGTACCTGCAGTAGTAGTTTGATTCTTTGCAGTATACAAATAAGCCCACTCTACTTCGGAGTTATATATGTCGTGAATAGCTTTGTTCACCACATTCTTAACCATAGTTTGTACGCCTCTAGATGAGCTAAAGTTAGTAGATGTAAGTTCTACTTCATTCAACTCATTTAAAACACGATTGGTAAGCTGTAAGAATGTCGCCATGATTAATCCTTGTACTTTGGTTTACGAACACCACCACCATTAGCGTATGGTTTGTATATGCCTTGATTTTGTTTTGTGTTAGGATTGACGCCTAGACCTGCGAAGTAAGCTGCTTGATTGTATTTTTTCTTACCTGATCCACCACGGTATTGTGAGGTTGGAGAGGGACGTTTTGTTAATAAAGGCATCCCAAACGGTCCTCTGCGACTATGTTGTTCAGGATTTTTTTTAGGTGATTTTCTTATAGAAAGTCCTTGTGGTGATTTTTTTGTCATAGGCGAATCACCTAACGCTTTAAGAAACCCGCCTTCAGGTTTAGTGCTTGCACCTTTAAATAGTTTTTCAAGAGTGCTTGGTCTTTGTGGCATACGTTTCACTGGACCTTTACGTGGTACAAGTTGTAACTTTTTGTTTCTTATAGCCTGTCTTCTAGCTTGCTCTCTTGCTTGATTTCTATACAGAGCTTCTTTACCACCCAGATCAAGCACTCTCTGTCTAGACATATTATCTAATCCTTATATTTAGCTACACGACCACCGTAAGCGTAAGGTTTACCTTTTTTGATCATACCGCCACCCATGTAGTATTGTGGCATCTTCTTTTTCTTTGGTGAAGAGGGTTTCTTTGCTGACATGTCGGCTTTGCCCACCATGCCGCCAGATTGTTTACCCTTCATAATTTCAGATTCACCTTCTTCTGCTCTCTCTGCTCTCATTAAACTTTCAGCAAAAGCTTTTGCGTCTTTTTTATTCAGATTAAATTCTTTCATAATTTGTTTAACATCCGCATCAGAAACAGTTCTGCCACTTCCTTCTTTATTTGACTTTTTTATATTTGTAGCACCACCTGTTCCTTGCGCTATATCTCTTTCTATAGGTACAATTTTAATTGGCATTATTATTTACTCCATTCTTTTTTCAGATAGTTTTGAACCAGATTAACTTTAGTAAACGCAGTAGTGTCAGCTTTAACTTCCTGTCCTACTTGAAAAAGATTATATAAAATAAAAGACTGTTCATAAGAGATGTCTGTAGAGAGCCACCCAATAATACTTGTTCTTTTTCCACTAATTACATTTCCTACACCATGAGGATATATAATCGGAAATAACACAATCTCTCCTGCTAATAGTTTTCGTGCTACTTGACCCATAGGTGTTTGTAATAAAAATTCTCCACCTTCATAATCATCTTCTAGATTGACACTAAAACCATAATCAAAGAAGGTGTTATTTGATTTAGGTCTAGCTTTAAATTCATCTATATGAATATTGTAGAAATCATCTTTTACATACTGATTATAGAAGTTTACAGATACTCTTTTAGGGCTATATACAGAGTCTACAAAGTGTGTGTCATATAATCTGTCTGTTATAATTTTTCGTACTTCATCAGGAACATTTAAAGATTCAGTATTACTTTTTATTATACTATTAGGTTGTGTCTCTTTACCATTTCTTAGAGTTGTGTGCTTCTTTATACTTTTAACACATCTATCAATTTCTTTATTATCTAATATTTTAAAATAGTGCATATTTTATTTCTCTTTTCAATTCAATACATTTCTTAAAAAAGTGTGGGGTTTTTGCAGATACCCCACGAAACTGTAGTTATAGATTACGTGCCAGTAGACACCGTAGCCGATTCAACAGGATTGACTGAAACATCAGCCAAAACAACGTGAATACGGAAACGTAGCGCACTTTCACCAGTTGACCCACCATCAAGGATGAGAGCATCAATAGTGTCAGCAGCTGTAACCATACGCGCATTAGCGTTGGTTGCACCTACGGCAGCTTCTAGAAACGGAGAGAAACCAGCGGCACAAGCAGAACCGTCAAGAAAACAGTCTACATCACCACCAGTATATCCGATATCCATAGTAACCTGACCGTTGCCACGGGCTTCTAGAACTTCTAGACACCCAGAAACGATCATGGTATCAGCAGGAACATCGATCAGTTGAACGACATCTCCACCGGCACCTCCATCAGCCGTATCCCAAACGGGAGAAGTAACGACATAAGGAACAGCAGCATTGGAAGGATGTCCAATAGTGCCACCGCCTGTAACAGTACGATTATAAGTAGCCATTGTTCATTCCTCCCTTTAACTATCCAAGTCCATCAAGCCTTTGAATACGCCTTTGTAGCCAGTGCCTGATCCACGAATAACCTTACGTCCAAATACGTGAAGACCACGTACAATGTCGGCAAAGCTATTGGGATCACGAATGACTTCCGTCTTAGCAATATGCGAAGCAGTAACAACTGCAGACATATGACCAAAAAGAATCAAGGTGTGTCCAGAGGTTGCGGAGTCGTTGAAGACATGTGTTGCAGCGGAGCCAGTAGTACCGACACCGATTGCATTGGATTGATACAGATCAAAGCCGTGAAGCTGTTGACTTGTAACCTTACCATTCAACAGTGGTGACTGTGCACCACCAGTGATTGACATATCCATTATTTTAGAAGATGCACTACGAAGAACTTCATAGAAACCGGGAGCTGCTACGAGCCAACGATTTTCTTCTGGTACATCATTCTTATCTAGTTCCGCTGCAGCTTGTGCTACCAGATCAGCTATTTCATCACCAGTATTAGCAGAAGTTGCTTGCGTCTGTAGAGTGCCTGAAGGAGTTGCAGCGTTATCTGCAATTTCTTTCAAAACATTGTAGTCATAGGCTTTCTTCAAGGTATATGCACCAGACGAGGTAGCAAGTGCCTCAAAGTTAAGATGGCTATGACGCTCTTCAATATCATCGACCTTAAAGGCAAAGTAGTTACCTTGGTCAACCACCAACTGAATCTGGTCATCTGCCAGAGCTTCAGTGTTTACGGTGCTACCACGTTGATAGGAATTAACCGTAATTGTTGGTTCTTTGATGATGTTAACAGTATCCCCGAAGTTCTCAATCTCTCCAGCGTAGTCGGTGTTGGTAATAGCTTCCGCTACCGAAGCACGACGAAAGAATTTGAGGACTTTTTGGGAATAAATGACGGGTACGAAATTACCTGATGGTAGATTGCCATACCCTGCAGCAGTAGTAAATGCCATGATAATTCTCCTTTTGTATCATAGACGATTGCTGTTTTATCCTACGGAGTCTACGACCCGCCCTTCTCGTACTGCTTTGTCGATTTCTTTTTCGACTAGCTCATATTCCTTGGGTTTAAGTCTAGAAATCTCCTGAATAGACCAAACCTTTTTATCATCTTGAAACTGTTCTAAAGACCTCTTAGTATTTGTCTTAGTAACTGCTTGTGCAGCATCGTTTCTTCGTTGATTAGATTGTGGTCCTTTTGTTGACTTCGCTTTATTACGAGGTCTAGAAGGTTTGATGTTATTATCGACCTTAAACAAATCAATAACTCTAGCTGCCCATTTTACATCTGTATTATTTTTATAGATGCCATCAGCAATATTAGACGGTTGCTCATCCAGCCAAGAAAGAAATACATCACTTTCTTTCAGTACTGTAAAATCAGGATGCATATTTAAGAGTTGTTTCTCGGCTGTTTGTACAACAGCTTCTTGTTCTTTAACTCTTAAATCGTTTAGTTTATCCTCGATTTCTCGTACACGCTCGTTAGCTTGAAGTGAAGAGATCGTTTCTACGACATCGTAAACGTCAGGATACTTTTCCTTGAACTCACTTAACTCTTCTTCGGTCTTGGGCAACTCTTGTATATCATGTTTTTTTGCCTCTACAGAAAGTTTAGCAGCAAGTAGTTCTTTCTCTTGTTTCCATTCGTTCAGCTTATTGTCATAATGACGTTTTAGATCATCATAACGCTTCTTGAAGTCGTGGGTCTGTTCTCCATTCTTCTTACTAGACGCTAGACCTTCATGTTGAGCAAGTTGTTGACGAGTAGCCTCTACGGGGTCATCAATTTCATCTGCTGTTTCTTCTTCATCGAAAGTCGGTTCTGATAAGTCACGCCTATAATCGTTCTGATATGGGGTAGGCTCTTGTTCTTGTTCATTTTCCTCGTTTAAATTGTTATCAACCATATTACCTCTCCTTCTATTGGGGCTGTACAATTGTGTACAGGTTGCCATCGGTAGGTTTTATTAAATGACGGGGCCGTATCTCTACAGGTAGCCGTCTACGCTAGAAACAACGTATAAAACTCTTCGTTACGTTGTTTCAATTCTTTCTTAACACCGAAACCATCGGTGAAGTATCTTTTATATTCTTGACACATAGTAGCTTTATCATCACTACATATTGCTCCTACAAATTTAGGAAATCTCTTTAAGCCATAACATCCTAGATTGAAGGAAAAATCTATGAGCATCTCTTGTTTATCTTCAGAGAGGCTATCGAAGTCTTTATTGAAATGATCGTATAATATGTTCTTAGCCCCGTGCTCTGCTAGATCGAGGTCTTCTACAAGCATCTCTTCTACCTCACCGTCAGTAAGACCTTTATTAGCTTGTTCTACTTCTGCATCTAAAAGTTTATGTCCGTAGGCAATAGTATCATTACCACCTTCAGGAGACTTATGAGGAAACCATAATTGTTGACTTTCATCCCAACCTATTTTAGCACCATTCTCTACATGTTTAAGATAATCTATAAAAGAATTAGAGGGCATTATGTTAACCTCTCATCAGTGCGTTGTTTTTCTACAAAAGCTTTCTGCATACCTGTAAGCATGTTTGTTGCATCTTTTGCATTTTGTAGATAGGAGTCTACGTTTGCAGGAGTTACGTCTTGCATTGCAAAGCCAAGACCAGACATAATATCACCACCGTTAGCGTAACCCATTGGAGCAGACAAACCTTGTTGTGTCTTCTTTCCATCTGGTGTAACCATTGCTGGTTGTTGTGTCTGCATACGCTTTGACTCTGCGCTTTCAGGTTTATCTTGTTCTAGTATTTCTGCATCTCTATCTTTAGATAACACAAATCCACCTGAAGCCTGTTTTTGTCCACGTTTATCTTTCTCATGCACTTTAGCATTTGTCATATTAAATATTTCTTCATCAGAAAAATTTTTATCACTTTTAATTTTAACATAAGCATTGTGTGCATCTATTTCACTAAGACTAATTGGAGGAGAATCTTCCCTTCTACCAAATATTCTATTAAATCTTTTCATCTCTTCTTTAGTAACAGCTGGATGGTCTTCATTTAGATATTCATCTTTTTTTAATACAAACCCGCCTTCGTCCATCATCGGTGCTGGCATTGCTTCGGCTGGCATTGCTTCAGCTGGCATCGCTTCCATCGGAGCTTGTGGTGCAAAGCCAGCTTCTTGTATAGGAGCTTCTTGTTCTTGTTGTTTTGCTACACCTTCGCCACCTTCTTCTTCTAGACGTTTACGTAACTCTAGACCTTCTTGTTGAAGTTTATCTAGGTACTTCTTTCCACCACCGAAGAAAGGAACTAGCCCTTTAGGAATACGGTATTCATAGTTACTGATACGAATAGGAACATCATCTGTAGGGTCAATATTAGTCCCTGTAAGATCAACATTATTCTCTATAGCTAGTTTAATAGACTCTTTAGCATATCGGTTGAGTTGGTTTAAACCGTGTAGAAGAACTGTCTCATAAGGAAGAATAAAATCACCTTCGTCAGCTTCTTGAGGAATATCATCAGCTACAGACTGCTCACCACCTTCTTGTGGGGGCATTGCATCTGGTTCGTTAATCATTCCCATATTCGGTGCAGGTTGTTCTGCAAATCCTGCTTCTTCCATCATTTCAGCCATAATATACTTCCTTTACTTAATATAGATATATCTGCAGGTTGTAACCAATTACGTTTAATCATTACACCTACTACATAACTTGGAGTGTCAATTAATGTAGCTCTATATATTCTACCTAATAAACTACGTTTAGTACCTTTCATTTCAGCTACAATATCATCTGTTCTTTTATTAGCTATATGTGAAAGAATCTTTGCAAGTAATTTATTAGAAGGCATCATAGATACTAGCTTACAATAAAGTTTATGGTATCCTAATTCATGTTCTGGTGTAAGATAACGGTCAGAGTACAGTAGCCATTGTTTTATACGGTATTCTCCTAGACCGTACATACGGTTCATCATAGTACATATAATTTTAGGATCGCCATCTCCCGGTCCAGACGAGTCAGTATCACCACCACCTTCTCCTTCATTGGGAGAACCTGCTCCTAAATCTGCTGCTGCCCCTGCATTTAAACCCATATCTTCTGCTGGATCTTCTAAACCCATATCTTCTGCGTTAACAGGTGGATCTTCTGCTGGAGCTTCTGTTGGAGCTTCTGCTGGATCTTCTGCTGCATCTTCTGCTGCACCTGTAGCCCCATAACCTGTTAACCCTGCTGTAGGACCGTGACCAAGAGGATCATCTATATCACTTATATCCTGCATAGCCTCGCCTGTCTCTTCATCAACGTAAGTATTTTTAGAAAAATAGTCTTTAGCGTCTTCTATATCCTTGTCTGTAAAGGTACTTCCAAAACGTGAGGGTTTATCAAATTGGTAATTAGTCCATGAGTGAGAAATAGGATCATAGGAAAACACAGGTGAGCCTGTTTTATCGACTGCTATACCTAAAGAGTTATACCCTGCTATTGTTGCAGGTGTTCCTGTTCCATTTACAGAACCTTCATAAGGATCTTTCCCACCATACGACATTCCTACTACACCAATCTGAGAGCCAGCACTTACAAGTGAAACTATTCCCATTCCAATAGGTCCACCTAGTACACCTAGACTTGTAGCAGAAAGACTTTTTCCGATAATATTAGAAGCTATAGTCTTTCCGAAAGCACTTCCGAAGTATTCGATTGCTTCCATCGCTTTATTGGGGTTTGTAAGATTACTAAGGTTATCTGCTAATTCTTGAAAAGAATTTTGTACATAAGACATAGCATCTGTAATATGAGCTTCTAACCCTTTATCTATGAAATCTTCTATATCTGTTAAGACTTCGTTGGTTTCTTGTTTTAACTCTGCAATACCTTCATTATAAGCTGTTCCAATACGACTTCCTAGATTAGAAAGAGTAACATCTAAATTATCTAATCCTGTATCTTCTAAAGCAGATACTGAGAACTCTTCGAAGTTTTTTGATAGGTCTTCTACAAAAGATAAATTAGGATCAAACTCGAAAGAATACCCTAAGTCTGGCTTTCCTAAAAGATCATCCATCTGATTAGAAACATCAGGAGTATCTGCTAACTCTAAAGAAGGTTCTTGCGAATCTCCTTCATCCTCTATAACAAAAGTATCTAATATAGGTGGAGGAGGAGTAAAAAGAGTAGGTTCTTCAGGTTTTGATGTAGATACAGGAGTACTAGGTGTACTCTTCTCAAAGCTAGATTGTGCGAAAGGTGCTTGACTATACACAGAGGCTCCACCGGGAAATTGTCCATAGAAACCCTTAGCAGACATACCTTCAGGTACATCAGGTAACTTTTCCTTTTGCATCAAAGGAGTACCAGTAGCTATCTTAGAGGTAATATCGGTAGCTGCTAACTGTTTCGGTGCAGCCGACATAGTACTCTGTATCGCTGGTTCCTGTTGCTTTTGTGTCTGCTCTGTTGCCATCAGTTTTCTTTGTTTACCTGTACTGTGTCATTAACCGATTTCTTGAGAACCACCAAGGTTTCCAGTAAAGCCAGCTTCCCCTGCAGACGGCGCATTTCCGACTCCGATTCCTCCACCACCAACCGTATCCTGTGGCGTTCCACCAACTCCTTGAGGTATTGCTCCAGCCCCTCCCATACTAGCTGGTTGTTGACCAGCGGCAGGAGCAACTTCGCCTGTTGTTCGTTCATTAAGACCTCTCAGTACTTCTGCAAAGATTGCAGCCTCACTTATATCATTAACCAAAGCATCAGGATCGATATCTTGGCTGATAGCCAGTTCACGTATAAGATTAGGTATCTTGATGAAAGGAGCTAACATAGGATTAGAGACAGTCTGTAAAAGAGCTGTAAGACGCTGTGTCCGTACTTCCTTCTGTATTACTGCACTAGTTCCTTTCGGTTTAATTTCTAAATCACCTATCTTCTCTGGGGTATCTTCGTTAAATTGCATATTCCATTGAAAGAATGCTTCTCCTAGTGGTTTCAGTAAGAAATCATCTACGTTCTTTATGACTGTCTTGACACTTAGGCTAGCACTAGACATAAGCATACTCAGTCCTGCAGCTGTACGTCCAGTACCTGTAACTCCTGTCTGACCGTGTGTTATACTAGGAATACCTGTCTGTTCATCAGAGAGTTGTCGAGCCTTATCGTACATCTGCATGTTCTCGCCAGCTGTACTAGGAAACTTAATAGCGTTTACTGCAGTACCCGTAACTCCTGATTGTCTACGAAAGACCTTACCGGGGAAAACATCATACGATTGACCGGGAACAAGTTGTGTCTCATCTATATCGAAGACTAGATGACCTGCTAACGCTAGATTGTCGATAGCCATACGCATATGCCCATTCATGAGAAGTTGGCTATCTTCCATGTTTTCAGCTACACCTACACCAAATAATTGATAAGGATTAAGCTCATAAGGAAAAGAATGATAAGGAATACGTGCAGGTATGAAAGGATTAATTACAAAACGTAATATCTCTTGACCACATATCCATGCATTTACCTGAATAGAATTAAGGTTTCCTTCAATACTTTCNATGTCGATACCAAAATCTTCTGCCAGAGCACTATCAAGACTACCCCAATACTCGTATACCTCATAGCGATTAGACGAATAGGTCGGGTCATCTTCGTTAGCATGTAAAGAAGATTCGAAGTAACGCTCTTGATAGTTCGGGCCACCAGATAACACATTTCCGATAGCTTCTTCATTGAAGTGTGGACGATTAATGAGGTCACGTAACTGTTCTCTATTCATTCTATGACGTTGAATAACGTATTCAGCATCGTTAATACTTGTTGCACTAGGATCAGGATAGAAGTCCCAACAACTTACAGCTTCTATCCTAGGAACATTACGCTCCATAGGTTCATACTTTTTAGAACCTTCCTCACCTAGAGTCCAGTTGTGTATAGTTTTATTATAGTTAAATGGACCTTTGATGACACCTGTACCTAAGAGAACACATTCGAAGATAGCATGTCGAAGTACAGTTACAGCACTAGTATCTAGTAGCTGATCCTGAATACACTTCTCCATGATACGTGCTGCTTCTGTAGCAGGTTCTATTTGTGGCTCTGCCATACGTCCCGGTCCTGAAGCTAGATTAGCTCCTTCGTATCTATTAGATAGACCACCTAACTCTGCAGGTTGAGGAGAGGCAGTAGCTTCTTTTGCACCGGGAAGTAGCTGCTTTCCATCTCCTTCGAAACCAATAGTATCTTGGAATGAAGGTTTTGCTAAAGCAACCTTACTCAGATGTGCAAACTCATCTATACCTACGGGCATAGGTGTAGATTCTACAGAAACAGGAAACTTGTTATTAGCAAATAGAATATCTATGATCTGTCCATAAGCAGCTAAGACTTTAGTCTTGGTAATCTTTATGAAAACCTGACTACGCTCATTACTACGGTACTGTGTGCTAGAATCGTACACACCTCTATAGTTTTTATATGCTTTTAGCCAACGCTCTTCTTCTAGTTGTCTTCCTGCTTCGGAGTTACGAAAACGTCCCATAATAGTACCAACAATTCCTGTAGCATCTTTTGCATCAGGAACGTCAATCATCTCTTCGCCCTCGTAGTCGATATCATCTGCCATAACGGTTTAGATTCCTTGTTTAGATGAAGCCATAATCATAGATGCTTGACCCATATGTTTACTACCCGCTTCTGCTGGGAAGTCCTCAGTGAGAACACCCGTCTTCGTACCTACACCAAACTCAAGTGCTTCACGGTACAGTTCACTTTCATTAGCGTCAGACATCTCACCTTGTTTACTCATCTGACCCATGATATACCCTTTTCCGTACATCTGTTTGTTTCCTGCTGGCATAGTCTTTCTCCTTTTTTCGTTGTTATTATTCAGCTAATTGTCTCATTGCGAAACCTTGATACTCTTCTTCTAAATCCTGTCTATACTCTGAAACAGGTCCACGATACTTCTCTACATATCTACGTGCCTTCTCATTAATGTTTCCCGGTCCTTCACGTAATGGAAGGCTTTTTCTAGCTAACATCCCTTCTTTCTTAGCTACACGTTCACTCAACTCTTTACCTGCAATATCTCTTATTGGGGTTAAGTCGGCAGTCCTTCTATCTGACTGCATAGCTTCTAAGAGTTCTTCTTCTTCAAAGTCACTAGGAGCATCTTGTATACGCTCTCCTGCTGGAGTAGCTTCTAGTGCAACATCTGTAAAGAGTTCTGCAGCTTTTGCTGCTGGAGCTATAGCTGTTGTTGCTGCACCTATGGCTAGACCTTTGAGAGTTTTCTTTCCCCCACCAAGTAAAATTTCTCTTAATTTTTGACTAGATGTTTTATTTTCAGGATTAAGATAACGTTTAAGCGCATCTTCTACACTTTCTGTAAATGAAGATACAACTTCTGGTGCTTCAGGTTTTATTTTTGCTTTTCGTTTTAAGCTCTCTATAATTGCTAATTCACGCTCAGTCTTATCAGGTTTAGCTTCTAAGTCTTGTATTTTTTTAGTTATCTCATTACGTTTATCTAACTCTTTTTCTATACTCCCTACTAAATTATCAGTGGTTGCTGCATCTGCTACTCTTTTTCTTTCTAATGCTTCTATTCGTTTATTTTCAATTTCAATATCTATATCTGCTGTTTGTTTCTGAATTTGAGATAAATTTAATTTTCTTCTAGCTTCTTGCATCTCTAAATCTTCAGGTGTTGCAACTCTTGGTTCTCCAACTTGATCTACTATTTCTAAAGGAATATCAAATTGTTCTGCACCTTCTTGAGTTAGATTTATAGCAGACACTCTAAATGCTAAGGGTATTTCATTTAATGTTTGTGCGTTAGTGTTTTTACCAACTATATTTTGTATTGTTTCTAAGGCTTCAGTTGCTGCATTTTCATCAACATCTACAGGAGATACGTAATATCCTTTAGTCATATTATTTAGATCAGCAATAATAGCCCCTATTTCTTCATGGCCTAAAAGCTGACTTATAACTCCTGCATCTTTACCTAATTCTAAAGCAAGCACAGATGGCACAAGTTTACGTAAATCTTTCACTCCTTTTATTTCTCTACCTAAAGATGCTTTACTTCCTTTAAACAGATCAACTATTTTACCTTCTTTTTTTAAAGATGTCGTCATTTTGCTTACAGTGACGCCACTAAATACTTTATCACTTCCTTTAGCTTTAGCGTCTTCTGCTGCATCACGTAATATTTCTAAAGCAACTCTAGGTACTTGTAATCCCGGCCTAGTTTTATTTCCTCTAGTATATTCAGATATATATCCTGTATTAAAATCAATATCTTCTATAAGAAGTTCTGCTACTTCTCCCGGTCTAAAAGGAACTAAGACATTGAAGGTTAACGCTGCCCTAGTTGCATCATCTTTTACTACGCTTATCGCTTCTAATATTTTAGGAATAGTAATGGAGGCTTTAGGAACTTTTTTAAACTTCTGTGTTCCACGAACCTGATATGCTTTAGGATTATCATCCTTCTTTCCAAAACTTCTAGCTATACCTCCATCACCTGTTATTCGTACAGCATCATCAGAAAAAGGATATCTCACTAATCCTTCTACTGCACCTTTATTTTTATTATAAAAGGTTCTAGTTTCACGTTCAATAGCTTGAAGATTAGTAAAAGTAGCTGAATTAGTATGTGTTGACTGTAATAATTTATTTACTGTTTCCTCATTAGCTAATGTTGTCCAAGGACGATTAACATCAATTTCTTCTTTTAATAGAACAGTTAGAATAGGTTTGACATTCTTTTCAGTTTTAGAATTTTGTTCCATTGCTGCAGCAAAAAAATCTGCAATAGATACAGTTTCATCAGATATAGATGTAACAAGTTGTTTTACTCTAGGTGTATCTATAAAAGCCATGTCTTATTTTAATATCCAAATATCTGATTAATAGGAGTGTAAGTCTGCTCTTTAACTTTATTGAGCATACCAGCGTGAGGGAGTCCCGTCTGTCGTGTCATACACATATACCTTAATGCATCGTAGGCGTGGTCTTCGGTCTTGGTATCCACATCCTCCGAGTTGGTCTTAGAAAGTGGTAGGGTAGGAAGAGTACGAATAAGATTAGTACAGGTACTAACAATACGTAGCCTAGGCTCTCCCGTCCGTTCATTGAGTGTTAATCTCCGATGAAGTTCTATTTTACCTGACATACGGTTCTTATCAGCAGGAATGAAGCGTACTCCGTTACGTGTCAAGGTTTCTGCAATACTTGGACCTGTACCGTGATTAGACCAACAAGAACCGTCTAGTACAGAGATACTCATAGGAGGGTCATTTTCTTCGAGAGCAGTTATCATCTGCGCTAATGTCTCTCCAGTGTATCCCTTATCGTATAACTCTCTATATATCCAAAAGTTATTATCCCAGTCTACTGCACCCCAGAGGACACAACTAGGACTACTATACCCATAATCAGCAGCCCGTACTCTAGGCCAGTTATAGGGTATCTCGAATGGAGTAACAACGTGTACTGATCTATCAAACTCTGAAAACGCTGCACCATCTGCGACATCCCAATCTCCTTCTAAGAGCCTTCTACGTTCTACCTCTGGTAAGGATAGAAGCATAGCTTCGTACTCTCCAGACTCTGCTAGGTGAGGATTATCTGTTAACCTAGCAGGTATAAATCTTCGTTGGAAGAGAGGTTCTCCCGGCCTCTTAGGATGAGAAGGTCCGTGAAGAAGTATCTTTCCTGTATCTGTATCCGTAGCCCAGAAAGAATTATTAGGTGGAGCAGGGTCTATGAACATTTTCTTTATCCACCAACCACCACCACCACCGGGATTAGCAGACGCTCTCATATACGTGTCTATAGTGGTATCTGTACTACGCAATCGACTTCGTAGGTAATTCCATACGTAAGGAGTAGGATAGTGGCCTAATTCATCTATACCTATCCAAGTGAAGGCTTGACCTTGATACCGTGTTACGTCTGTATCCTTATCGACATAACTGAAGAGGGCTGTTGCACCACTAGGAAATGACCAAGTATTCTTAGATTCTCTGAATATTGCACCGGGAAAAGCCTGTGGATATATTTTTCTTGATTGATCTACAAGCTCTGTAAGTTCTGCCAGAGTCCTACGCAATAACAATGCACGATGATTACCGTTATGTGCGTAACGTAGAAGGTCCATCAGCATAGCGAAAGATTTACCACCACCTGCCGCACCGCCATAGAGTACTTCTTTCTCTGGGGCTGCTAAGAAGTCAGTTTGAGGGCCAGCATTCGGATTGAATAAAATTTGTGTATTATCGTGTAATGCTGCCCGTACACTTTTAGGTAACTTCTTAACATTCTCCTCAACGGCTAGACCACCTCTATCTATTAGTTTACGTGTGTGTGTGATATTGGCCTGTTTGTCGTTGAGTTGAGCTAGTTTCTTCTTAGCATTTCTCTCTAGTTGTTTAGCACCTTTAACTCGTTTACGTACCTCTCGTTTCTTTCGTTCTATAGAGGATACGTTGTAGTTTCCTTTCTTACCGGCAGTTAACTTAGGTCTACCGGCTTTACGTTTAGGTGGTTCATCTGTCATTTTTTCTTTTTATTCTTACGCTTCTTAACTTTACCACCTTTATTAAAAGGAATAGATAACCTACCCATAATAGAACTTTGTTGTTTTCTTCCTATACTTTCTTGACCGGGAGTACGGGATAAATCTAAAGAGCCTGTTCCACCCAACATCGGACTTTCTATTCCTGCACCGTACGTATACATCGGTTTACCTCCAAAATCTCCAGAACCCTGAAAGTCCGGTGCGTCTACTTGATATGAACCTTTATCTGAAGATCTATCTACACTTCCTCTAAGTTTTACACCACCACCTAGAGGTAGTTTTCCAGAAGCGTGCAGATTTTTGTCTCTGTGTCTTGTTGACACATAAGGACTTTTTCCTTTAGATTGTGTAGTACTATATCCAAGAGTAGCTTCTGCACCTTTTTTACTTTTTACTGTACCTCTTACAGAAAAAAACTCTGATCCATCGCGTTTCATGTACTCACCACCTAAACTTACTGGTCGAGGTGCGTTACCTTTAGGATAAGGTTTATTTTTAGGCATCTATTCTTCGAAGTCTTGTATGCAACTAGATTGATCTGACGTTATAGGCTCACAGTCACAAGTTTCAGGATCACACTCACACCCTTCTCTTCCACACCTATAACAGACTTCTCTCTCTTCTTCAAAAAGTTTATCATCACTATAACAACTCATGATTTTACGACTTTCGTTTAGGTTTCTTAGCTGTCTTAGCGGCCCGTGTGAAGTTAGCTTTAGTAGGAGCACCTTTAGCACCAACTTTACGCATCTTTTCTTTAGAGCCAGCAGCTATGCGTTTACGTTTAGCATGAATATTAGCATATAGCCCGGGTTTCTTAGCCATTATGCTCCTACCTTTTTCATTGCTATCTTATGCGCTTTAGTGAAAGATTTACCTTTTTTCATATTCTTCTTCATACTTGTCATGTGCTTCGGAGTATGATGACTACTATGTTTCTTCATAGTGCTTTTCTGACGTTTCGTGAGAGACTTTGTTTTAGCAACCATCTAACATTTCCACCTTCTTCTTGCTTGCCGTATACGGCTGTTAGGATCATTACGTGTCTTAGCAGAGGAGCGTTTCAACTGTCCTAGTGATCTAGCACAGTAGCTCTTACGTCTGTTAGCTGCTTTGCTACCCTTCTTGACTTTACCCGTTACGGCAGTCTTCAGTTTGCTACCGGGATTGGCTCGTCTGTGGGCTGCTACACCAGCCTTAGTCATACCGGCACCAGACTTAGTAGAACGATAGTTCTTCTTAGTGCGAGGTATTGCTTTTTGTGGAGTACGTGCCATAACGTAACGGCTCTATGGCTTTTCCATTGAATACTTAGCTACACG